AAACGAAAGAGGATGCCGACGGATGGCCTCCTTGGTCACGGCGAAGATTGCTCCAGCACCAAACCAAATCGGGCGGTTAAAGTCCTCCCCAAATAAAGAGTGAGCCACTTCGGGAACCAAGTTAGGCCAGCAATGGTGAGGCCATGCGGTGCAACTTAGCCCTTGAATCGGTAGCACCCAGTTGGACAGGTTTCGGAATGGTTCATCCAATCCATCTTGAATGATTAACTGCACCTTGGCGATAAAGTCAGGGCAATGCGGGAACGGGTCGCCTTGGGTGAAAATGGTTACGGGGTGAAGGTCCGTGTAGTTGTTGCAAATGTGGTAGAGGTAGGTGTGCGATTCCCTTCCGATGTTTGGCAATGGGTAATAACCGTTGCCAAAATCCTCTCCCTTATTGTAAACCGTTTGGACGCATCGCAAAGAGTTAAGCCAAGTGAGGTCCTCGTTGTATCGTGCGACAATCAGTTGCATGGCTAAAATGTGATGACGAACTTATCAGGCGCAGGCCATCCCTTGCAGGAGTTGTAAACGGTCATGCCTTCACGCTTCCCAATCCAATGCTCGGCCTGCCAGCGGTGCTCCCTTACGGGTTCGCCCAGTTCCCGAATGTGGGACGACTTAGCCCACCAAAAGGTCCCCGCAAAGTAGGGGTAACCGTCGGGGTTGTTGTGGTCAGCGATTTGGGGAAACTCTTCCTTGGTCAGCCAGTAGGCTCCTACCGCATCCACATTGGCGAGTTCTGCGATGGCCCGTTCCCAAGCGACGATATTGAAGAACACCATGGACCTGCACCAAAGTTGGTTGATGAGGGATGGGTCGGAACTACCCTTGGTATGCCCGTACAGGTAGGCGGCATCTTCGGTTTGGCTCGCCTTGTACATCTCGGTCAGCGTCGCCTGCTCCCATGCGTTTGTTCGGGTCACAACTATTTTAATCTTTGCGGCGACGAGGGAGTTGTCCAAGATTTCTTTGACGACCTTCCGCTGGTCGGGTGGTCCGACGATGCCGACACGAATCTCGTCGAGTTGCTCAATCAGCCCGTAATTGCACAGGGCCATCATGTGTTGGTGCATGATGAGTTGCCATTGGCCGCCGCCGCCGCAATAGATGTGGTAGTAGTGGATGAGTTTCATGGTCAATATTGTCCGTTTTCAGCGTAAATATTCATGCAGTATTTTAAGGAATACTCAAAAAGACCATTTTCATCCTGCCCCCTGTAAATAATTTCATCAACAAGCGGCAGAACCAAACTGCCATGTTGCATCTTTTCGGCAAAATACTGCTCCAAAATTTCTTTGGCTTTGCTGGGTGTGAGTTTCATTGGGTGAATAGGAGGGTTAAGATGCAGCCGATAAACACCAAGGCCAGCACGACCCGACCGATGGCGAGGGCGAGGTCAAGGAGGGATTCGAGGTTCAAGGACCTTGCAACTGAAAGTCCCGCATAGAACCCAAGGAGATACCCGATGCAGACTATGATTAGGTTCATGGGGTCGGGGGGATTGCTTCTACTACTTCGCCAGGTTCGTACTCGGTAATGATGTAAGTCCCTTCGGGGAATTCTTCCAGGTCAACGCCTCGCAGGTCATGCTCTTTATACGCATACATTACCCGAATGCCATTCTTTATCACATAATCGTACAACGAGTTTGTCATTTCGCTCTCATGTTCCAGCATTACGAACAGGTCGGATTTTGGATTGACTGACCTTAAACGGTACATCTTCATGCCCCAAAGTTACACCACCAAGTACTTCCCCGAGTTGCTGACCGCTTCATGCCCCAAAGTTACACCACCAAGTACTTCCCCGAGTTGCTGACCGCCAATTTGTTGAGGGCCACATATCGCAGGGCATCGCAGGCGTGGTTGTACGAATCAATCGGGACCCCCGTGTCCTTGCCGTCCTTGTCCGTGGCCCAAGTGTACGAGCGGAGTTCTTTTATCAGGTTCACGGAATCCTTGGTCACATGAAGGTTAAACCGCTTGACCACATCTATCCCCTGCCTGACCGAATCGGGTCCCTTGGATGCGGGCTTGATATTGAATCCGAGGCGGTAGATTTCCTCGATGCTCTTGGGTTCTGCAGAATCGGCCACGATTTCCCACGCCCTTGTGATGCCGAACTCTTTCAAGCGGACGGCAATGTCCGAGTTGGTGAGCCCCCGATGGTAGAGCAACTCATGCACAAACAAGTCGTCCCCCCTGCGGTACACGGCGACCAAGGCCGTGGGGTCGTTGCTGAACCCCCAGTCAAGCCCGTAGGCGACGAATTTCATCGTGGATGGGTCTATACCCTCAACCACCGTGTAATCGCCGTAGATAGCCCCTTGGAGCGTCCCGACTTGACCGAGGCCGTACACCTTCCACCAGTTCGCCCAGTATGCGGAATGCTCCGCTTTGGCTCGGTTTAGTTCTATATCGTTCCGAATCGTATCAGGAAGGGCTTCGTTGTCTTGGTAGGTGAGGATTAGAAACTCCGCATCCGCTTCGGGGAGGACCTCGGTGTGCGCCCAAAACTCGTGGGTGGGGTTGAAGTCGATGTAGATTTCTTGGCTGGTCCTGATGGCTAACTGGTAGTAGGAATCGAAGTCGATATTGTTGGCCTCGTTGATGTAAAGCACCTGCCGCCTTGCCCCTCGGAGGCGGGCTTCCGAATCAGCGGAAAAGAACTCAATGGTGGACCCGTTGGCGAAGTTGTACTGCAGGAGGGTCTTGTTCCAGCGGTCGGGAACCCAACGATGGGTCCATTGCATGATCTTGGCGAAGTCCTTGATGGCCCCCCGTCGTAGGTGAGGCACGGATTCGGATACAACCGAAATCTCCGACTTGGGGAACCGAGCGGCGTGGTCAATCAGGACCGCAAGGATGCCGAATGTTTTGCTCGCACTTGTCCCGCCTTGTATCACCTTCTTCCGAGCGGTCATCGCCCGAATCTTGCGGATGGCGGTGGTGTACTTAAAGTCCATTAGCAGTCAGGACAGGATTCGAACCTGTTCGTCTAATCTTCTTGGACACCATAATGCTTCTGCTGGTGTTAGACATCGTCTCATCTCAGAGCAATTCATTAGCGTCTACCATTCCGCCACCTGACTGACACAAAGATACGGGCTTTTCATACACCCGCACCACTATTCGCCAAAAAGCGGCTGCTCGATGGTGATACTCGTTTCCTGCTTTTCTACAAGACCGTTTAACCGCTGGGTGATGGAGGGGTTGTAGATGCCCGCCATGCCTCCCTTGATTTGGTCGGCTCGGATGGCTTCCTTTATGCGCTGGCAGATTGCGGTAAATTCTTCGTATGCTCCCCCTTTGTTGTTGAAATAGTCCCTCCCCCCATCAGCAATACCCTTGTCCCAAAGGTGCAATTTGAACCCCTCCATGGTCAATGGGGCTTCTTTTTCCCGAAAGACCTCCACGGCTTTGGGGCCAATCCAATCTTTTACAAGGATGGGTTGCTTCTTTGTATTGACGCAATACTCGCTGAACTCATCCCATAGTTCTTGGGGGGTCGCAAATACCCGTGGCCGTCCTGCTCCCATCAATACTCTATTTTATCAATCAGTTCGTCAATCTTGTCCACGATTTTCATCTTGACCGCAAAGGCGTTGGGCGAGTTGGATTCCTCCACCGCCCCAATGCAGTCGCAGAGGGTCGTAATGACCATCATCAGCGAATCCATGCGGGCTTGGACTTGGGCCTCATCATTGGGGGCTTTGGTTGAGGGCATGGGTAACGGTGTGGTGGTTGGCTTCGGCGAACTGGTCCGCCTCTTGGTAAATGTAGGATAGGGCCGATTTTACGCAGTCAGCGCACCACCAATTCGTGTTGGGTCTGCCGTGGGCCACCAAGATGGTCTGCAAGTCGTGGACCGCTTCGGGGGAGAGCCGCATGAACAAGGCCGCTTGGTATTGTTCCCAATAGTGGCGGTGCTTTTGGGCCGTGAGGTATTCCGCTTGTGTCATAGAAGGGTCAGTTGCTTGGGTTGCTCCTGCACTTGTTTAGAGCGTGCCTGAATGCGTTTCTCGGATATGGCGATGTACTCCGCCTCCCGTTCAATCCCGATGTATTGGAAGCCTTCCAAGACCGCAGCGCATCCCGTGGAACCCGACCCGTTGAAAGGGTCAAGGACGATTCCGTTGGGCGGGGTTACGAGGCGGCAGAGGTAGCGCATGAGGTCG